TATCCAAGACCTTGCCAATCGGCTGCCCCACGGCCGTACAAGGCGTGGTGCCTGCGCTGTCTTGGTAGAGATTCGCCAGCGTGGTGAAGTCCCACACGCCGCCAGCTTCACCGGCTGCGAAAAGGGTGGTGGGGGACCACCCCTTCAGCGCCTGCCAGGCGGCCAGAGCAGGAAGTCCAAGTCCGAGCATGTCAGCCCAGCAGCGCCACGATGCTGGTCGCGGTAGTTGCGGCCTTGACCTTGGCGAACTTGCCGGTCAGGTACTGCCCGGCCTGACAGACGAACGTAGCCTGCACGCCGTCAGCCCCTTCGGCCACCACGTTGCCGGCCCCGCCGACGTACAAGCCGATCGTGTTGCCGACCGGGGTCGTGTCGCTCGGCGTCACAGGCGCCCAGCGCTGGGGAATGAGTGTCGAATCCATGTCGTGCTCGCTTTCTCAGGCCTGCGGGCCTTCAATTCGTTGAGTTTCAATGCCGCCGTGCTCACCGACCATGCCGGTTGGCACCCGTTCTGGCGCCTGGACCAGCCCCATGGCCGGCTGATTTCCCTGCACGGCCTGGGCATTCAGGTCGGCAATGCTGGGCTCTGGCGTGGCATCCTTCCAGTTGGAACTGCGCAGTATCTCGTCGCCGGCCGGTGCGATGTGCGGGCTGGCCGTGGCAACGCCGCCGGCCTGCAGTGCCGCGTACACCGCAGACACCTTCTCGCCGATGGCCTTGGCCTTGACCAGCTCAATCTCTGCCGCCTCGCGCGCCGTCGCCGCCTTGATCTGCTCGGCCTGCGCCTGCAGCTTCGCGGCGTTGGCCTGGGCGGTCATCAACTGGACCTGCTGGAGCTGATTCGCCAGCTCCTGCTGCTGCTGGGCAACCTGGCTGGCCGGGTCGTTCAGCACCTCCTCCTCGGTCTTGACCACATCCGAGAGTTCGCTGGCCTCAGCCCGCTGGCGCAGCAACTTGTCGCGCTTGATGTAGGGCGCGTCCATGGGGTTGGAGACGCTGAGCGCGAACTCATTCAGCACCCGGCCTCGAACTTCCTTGGCCACCAGCGAGCTGGAGCCGCGCGCCTTCACGTCCAGGTCGCCCTTGACGCTGTTGTCCGGGTGGAATTGCATGTTCCACCGGTACAGGCTCTTCAGGAACGTGACGGTCACACCCTCATCCCACGCCGACACCAGATCCTTCACCACGATGTTGGCGGCGCCCATGAGCATCGACATGCCGCTGGCAGTTCCTGCTGCCCCACTGGTGGCGTTTTCGCCGCTCATGTAGCGCGGGATCGCCGTCACCTCGTCGGCGGACACATCGAAGGTCTGCTCCAGCATGTTCAGCTCTGCCAGCTTGCTGGGCAGCTCGATGGCTCGAATCGCTGGCGCACCAGGTTGTGAGGCGTTGCGCACCCACACCTTCCACGGGGCAATCTCGTCCATCCGGTCATAGCCGGATAGCAGCGTCGGAACCACCTCGACCATCGGTCCAGCCGTCAGTGCCGCGTTGTCCAGCTTCATGCGCCGGGCGGCGTTCAGGTTGGTCTGCTCATCCTCCATGACCGAGGCCACGCCCTCGGCGAAGATCGAGGTCTCGTCATGGTCGAAGCTGTACAGGTGGTATGGCCAGGTAACGCCGTTGATCGGCTGGAGCACCGCCTTCACCACCTCACCACTCGGCAGCAGCCACACGTTCGAGAAAAACGTCTCGTGCAGCCGATCCTCTGGGATGTCGATGCCGACGTTCTTGAGCTGGGTTCCGGTCAACCAACCCCAGCGCTCCAGAATCTCGAACATGCCGCGAGACTGTCCCTGGTTGGCCAGACGCTCGCCGATGATCTTCAGCTCATTGTCCGAGTACCGCTGGCGCAACTCCCCAGTCGGGTGCGCCTTGATGTACGCAATGATTTTGGCTCTGTCAAAGGTCTTCCGCTCGGCCAGCGCCGCCAAGTCCGATTGCGTCATGATGTGACGCTCGTAGACATAGCGGCAGTCCTGCAGCCTGGTCGCGGCCATGTCTGGATACCAGCGCCACACCGGGACGTTCTCGACAAACGGCACGGTGTAGGTCTCGGTCTTCGTGACCCACTTCTGCCGCTCGAACACGAACCGCGTTCGGACCCGGCGCTCAACCAAAGGCCCCTTCAGGATGCCGGTGCCGTACAAGTGGCCCGAATGGATTGTCTTGAGGCAGGACTCTTTGTAGCGAGCCTCGACCAGCTGATCGTCGATCAGGTTGGACATCTTGGCCGCAGCCTCCTTGGCCAACTCCAGAATGGCATCGTCGATCAGTTTGTCGTCGATCCGCTGCGGCGGCTGGCCACTGGCCTGGGCCTGGGCTTGAGCCAACTGCTTCAGCCGCTGGATCACCTGACCCTTCTGCTCCTCGGACACCGATGGCTTCGGCGTCGCCTCAATCGTCCAATTCTTGTCGCCGCCAGCCGGGAACAATAGGTCGGCCACGCGCGAGTCGATGGTCTTGATCTTGACCCGCGTCTTGCGCACGAACGCCTTGGAGCGCACCGGCCCGATCTTGGCCAGCACATCAGGGTCGTACTGCCCCTTGTAGGCGCGCAGGTTGCGCAGCCAGCGGTCCTCGGTCAATCGACGGTCAAGCTCGGCCTGGTTGAACTCGGCCAGCAGCTCAACACCCAGCGAGGTCAGCTCTGGCGGTGGCGCGTCTGTGGCAAAGACCTCCTTGGCCGCCACATCGAACGCAGCCTGCTCGGCCTGGCTCGCCGGATCAACCTGGATCAACAGGACCGCTTCAGGATTCACGACAGGCGCACCAGTTTGTAGGTCGTCGAGGAGCACAGCTCGTCGATTTCGGCCAGGATGTTCAGCAGCGCCTCATCCTTGCAACCCTTGCGAACCTCGGCCACGGCGCCCTTCACGGACTTCATCAGCTTCAGCGGGTCGCGCTCCAGATTCGACGAGCCGACAAACGACAGCGGGCCATTGCAGCCGATGGACGCCTCGGCGAACCGGTCGGCCAGGTCGACGATGCCTTCATAGAACGAGCCAAGCGCCATATGGGCGGCGTAGCTGGTCGTCTGTAGGTGTGCGACATGAGCGGCTGTGCGCGCGTTGAGCAGCGCAAGGACAAAGGTTCCATGTTCCATCGTGATTCCTCAGTAGCCGGCCGTAGTCGGCGCCTCGCGCTGCGCCGGGGCGAGCGGAAGGTTCTCTGGTCTCTCGACCGGCATTGCAAAGGTCAGGGCCAGCGCGTCCGCACCGTCAGGGCTGCGAATGCCGCGCTTGGCCATGTCTTCCTTCTTCTCCAGCAGCTTGCGGCCGTTGGAGCTGACCTTGGGCTGCGGAGCCGTCAGGTCGGAAATCAGCGCCGAGTCGTTCGGGATGCGGACCGGCGCATCCTTGATCCAGTCGGTCATCCGCCACCACATCTCGGCCCGGATGTTCTCGTAGCGCTCGGTGTCGGCGGCTTTGCTGGCGCTGTTGATGCCCATCACCGGGGCGCCAAGCTCGGTCAGCCGGTCGAACACGCCAGCTCCAAGGCCGCCCTTGTCCACAAAGATCATGGCCGGGCGCATGTCTCGGTTGTATTCCATCAGCTTCCCGGCGATCTGCATCGTGTCCAGACCCTTGTGGTACTCGATCCGCATGCACACGCGGCCACGGCGAAAAGCGATGGCCGTGCGGTCGGCATCCATCACCCCGTCCCCGGCCGGATCGCATCCGATGATCAGTGGCGCTGACAGGTCTCGGTAAGCGGACAGCGCGGCGGCCTGTACATCGGTTGGGCCGATCAGCGGGTTGCCGGTGGGCGAGACAAAAGCCTCTGCCGGGCAGTTCGGGAACTCCTGATTCACCAGCCAGCCAAACCCGTCGCCGTAGCTGGCAATCTTGTTGGCTCTCCACTGCATCTGGGCCATGTCCAGTCCGTAGGTGTTCATCACCTTCAGGTCTTCGTCGGACAAGACCAGATCGGCCCGGGGCTCGGCCCGGTACTCCAGTTGCCAGAACCAGGGCGTGAAGATGGCGACGTACTCGCTCTTGCCGGCCTCGGCCTGCTGCCACATGCCGTGAAACGCTCCACCAACTCCGTTGGCCGTGGACTCCAGGATGATCTCCGTGCCGTCAATGTCGGCCACCGTGTTGCCCAAGCCGGCCATGTGGCGCTCCATGTTGCGCCAGAATGCGGCCTCGCTCCCATGCAGAAGCTGCGCGGTGTTCGACCGCCCAACATCATCCGTCCCTGCGGTAGCCAGCTTGTAGCCGCAGTCCAGGGCTGAAAACAGCAGCTCCTGCGCATTCGACGCCCGGGTGCTCGGCGCCAGCGGGTTGTGCGTCTGGAACCGCTTGACCATCTCGAACAGGTTCTTCGTGGCCTTGTCTTCGTGCGCCACAATGAAGGCCGACTTGCCTTGCATGGCGCACTGGTGATAGAACCGCGCGCCGATCAGGGTTGACCCGCCTTGCTGGCGCCCCTTGAGCAACAGGGCTCGAACCTTGCCAGTCTCCGCTCGCTGCTGCTCCAGCTTCTCGTGAATGTGCTGCTGAGCCCGGTTCAGGATCAGCGGGACGATTCGTCCGCTCTTGTCCCTGATCTTCAGGCAGTGAGCCGCGAAGACCTCAAAATTCTCACTGGCCAGCTTGATGGCGGCGAAGCGGGCGTCGTCCGTCAGAGAGCCGTTAGCCGGCATTGCCCATGATCCTGCGCAGAACATCGTCCACGGTGGATTTGGTGGTATCGGCCTCGGAGCCAATACCAAACGCCTCGCGCTCACCCTTGCGAACCCGCTCGTCAATCTCGGCCAGCTTCTTCACGTCCTCGATCAATACCGAGCGATCCATCGCCTTGGCCATCTTGTCGCCGGCCTTGTCGAGACCTTCTGCTGTCTCTTGGCGCAGCAGGGTAATGACCTCGCTCATGTCGCCCAGGTTGTCCACCACCGACTCCACATGAGCCAGCAGCTTATCCTTGACGGCGCGCAATCGCTGCAGGCCAGATCGGTGGCCAAGGACCACATCGGCACTCGCCTGGGCGGCGGCCTTGATCTCTAATGCACTGGGGGTTGCATTCGGGTTTGCGTTTCCGCTGGCCGCTTGAATTAAAAGCGAGCTGGTGACGGCGTCAACCTCGTCGCTCTTGTCAATCACCCACCCACGAGACTTCGCTCGGCGACCTATCGAGCTGATCGAGACGCCGAACTCGACACTGAGCTGTGAGTTCGACTTGGTGCCCAGCCTGTAGGAGCGCTCGATCGCGTCCCAGTCAACAGCGTCTTCCGCCTTGCGCCTTGCCATCAGGCCCTCACTTCCGCAAGGGCTGCATCATTCATTTTTTGCATAAATCCTCGCGGGTTGCATAAAAAAGCCGCCCGACCCGAGGGTCAAGGCGGCGAAGGCCCTTTCAGGCCACAGGAGTAACTGGTTGCGATGGCTGGATTTGAACCAGCGGCCTTTGGTGTATGAAACCAACGATCTGACCGGGCTGATCTACATCGCGTCAATTCCGTGCGGCGGTGCCGGTGGCGTGAGGGGGTACTCAGCATCCACCGGCCCGTACCGCGTGCCAGGGTTTGCCCACCCTGACTGGGGTCCGCCTTTCCTTCCAGGTGTGCTTCGAGGACTGAAGCTCTGGTCGAGCCGCTTGGCGGGTTTGGGATTCAGCGGAGACGGCTTCGCCCAAAGGTGATGCCGCTTATTTGTTGTGCCGGGTCTGTCTGTCCGGCTTTGTGTGCTGGCGCGGAGTATACACAATTATTCAGGATGGCGGCATTATTTTGCGTGCTTGCATTGCAGCCATGGAAAGACATTGATGCATCCGCACGACAGCCTCTCGTAGTGCCCGGCCCTTTCCGCGACTCCCGGAGTGGCTGCCGGCGCGCGCAACCAGCGGCGGCAGGCGTCCTGATGATCGGCATCCGTCCACCAGGTTCCGTTGCCAGCATCCCAGCGCGCGCCAGCCATCCTCGCCTCGTGGCGGTCGTGGTAGGGGACGCGTAAATCAACTCGCATTGCCCGATTTTTGAGCAACTACGCGCATGCGGGCGTGTTTTACCCGGGCAAAATCGCCGCCGTGTTGTTGCCGCGCAACGGTCGCGGCGCTTATCGGCGGTTAGCGGCGGTTAGCGGGCTGCGCGTACACCATCACGGCGGCCACCTGTTGCTTTCGCGCCGCCTCGCAAGCCGTTGCAACTGTTTGAGTCACGTCAGGTGCTGCGCGGCCAAGTGGCCATCGTGATGGCACCGGGAGCCTTTCACCCGGTTGGCTTGTTGGGCACTTCCCCCACAGGCAATCAAACTTCCGCCGAAGCCTCCGTGATTGATCTGCCCCGCGATCTTGCCGCAGGGACTTTGGCCAGCTTATGGCGCTGTGCCATGCCACAGATGGCGGCCACGTTGTCGCAACCCGACGCAAAGCTCTGTTGTGCTATGCGCTTAACCATCACGGCTGCGCTCTGCGACATCCAGCTTGCCGGGAGTCGAACCCGTCCAGAGCTGCAGTGGCCCGCCAAGGTGTCTGGCCTGTGGCAGGAGCGCATGCGTGATGGTTGACGGGCCCCCGCCGCCCTCGAAGCGGCATCTCGACCACCTGGGTGGCCGCGTGCTTCCTCTTGCACCAGGGTGCGTCGGCCAATACCATCCACCGTCACGAGCACCGCGTCCGGCCAACCCTCGGCAACCGTAGTTGCCGCGTCCGCCTGAGGTAAATGCCCGCAGGTCTGGCTCCTATGCGCCAACGACTGCACCATCATCTAGTCGGGCCGGGCTTGATACCGGCTTGAAATCTCCGCATTTAACGCGCCACCCGGAGCCCTGCTGGGGACGTCAAGTTGTTCAGGCTTGACCGGCATTCGCTACATGGGGCGTGTCCTTCCACGCCGCCGACTAGATGATGGCCCCCGGCTTCTGTTGCCACCCGCCGGGGAGGGCCGATCTGTCAACGCTTAGGCGTTGGCGGCGATCAGGAAATGCTCATCGTTGGCATTTACTTTGCTTGCTTCGCTTACGGCGAACGCCTCTCGGGTAGTCGGTCTCCGCTTCCTTGCGCTGTCGAGAACCAGATCACCCCCACCAAAGCACCCTGAGCCACGCTCTGAACCTGGACTTACCAGGGCGCTTGGGTGGAGGTGGCGGGATTTGAACCCGCGTCCAGCACACACCTACTTCAACGTCTGCCGGGGAAACCCGGCCACTACCATGTTCACTGCTGGCCGACGAAAGCCATGGGTGTTCTCTTATTCCTCAGCACTTCATGATCGCCTCCTCGGGCCGTCTGTGAGCGTGTGGTTTGTTGAATTCCAAGGCTTCATTATGCCTGTTCGCGTGATGTGCGCAACTGTTCGGCATATTCCTGCGGATTGATTTTTTCTACCGCTGCCGACGTCTCGATCGCTTCCGCCAATTTATGACCCCCTACACCAGCGGATACCAGTTGCGCGGCGTCTTGGAGGTTCGCGGCCCTGGCTCGATCTCCGAGCGCACGATGCCCTGGCCCTCCAGGCTCTTCAGCGCGGACAGGAGTGTGTTCGAGTGGATCGCAACGCCGTCCTCTTTGTACATCCAGATGCCGTAGTCGTTCGCCCGAAAGCCGGGACGTTTCATAACCTGTCGCAACAGCGCGCCACGGTAGGTGGTCACGAGTTGATTCTCCGCATCGCGTCGAACGTCTGCCGCACCAGGCCCTCGATCTCGCTCACCAGCCACCGCACATCCTCCGCATACTCGTTGCGCACCAGGCGCTCAACCGGACGCCTGCCGCTGCCGTGGCACTCCTTGCATGCGCGCGAGGTGTCCAGGTGCGGCGTGCCCGGGATGGATGGATGACCGCGCCCGTGGCAGGCTGGGCATGTTGGAAAGCGCATCCACTTGATCACCAGCATGGCCATCTTGCTGGTCTCGGCAAGATTCGGCACCCTCGATCCGCTGCGCCCGCGCGCATGGATCATGTGGCTGCGAAGCATGGCGCCCAAGTCCCACGAGAGATCGCGCGCCCCGATCAGGCGGCCGGTCGCCATCATGCGGTGGATGCGCAGGGCCAGGGCTCGTCTGGGCCTGCCAGACGTGGCAAAGCCGGCCGCGATCAACTGGTCGGCGTCCGATGGAGCCACCAGATTGACCGTCATGTCGCTGGTCTGCGAAGCGCGCAGGTAGCGCTCCTGGGTGCCGATCTTCTCGCTCATCGTCCGCCCAGCCTCGCCTCGCCGTACAGCGATGAGTAGGCCACCAGATCCTCGACCGAGTCCTGGTGCGGCGATTCGCGCTGCTCCCCGCGTACCATCTTCAACAGCGCCAGCAACAGCCAGCCCTCGCTCTCGCGCAGATCACGCCCGGTGATGGCGTTGAAAGCCTT